ATTGGGGTCCCCACCTAGAGAACAAGGTTTCACATCGGAAGCAGAACATGTGCAACACCAGCAATGGCTTTTGCGGCCAGTTCCGAACCCTACCCGTAAGGGCAGGTGAGTTCAAATTAAGCGGTTACAAGACCTTGGAAAACCTTCCCAACCAGAAGGTGATACCAGACTACCAGCTACGCTTTTATCAGCGTTTCCTGGCATTTGAAGGAAATACCACCCGCCCGAAACGGCCGATCGACCTGCTTAGAGAGAAGACACAACAACTGTTATTGGATGATTTCATTCAACAGCTGACCAAAGCGCACGAGGTGGCCAAGATAGTGCTAGACATACACGACTGGGGAAATGGAATTTACCCTTTCGCTCTGTACTGGCTGATCTTCACGTGGACCACCTGTGCCTACTTGTACAGCACAGTAGGTGTCAATGTATACTGCTTACTACCCTTAGCAATTATGACGTACACGTTCCCTTACATTGTTGCCCCCCTCGCTGTGGCAACTTCTTATTGGCAATACCGTCACAGGCTGAGGATGACCCCGATCGTAGTCGAGACACAGATAGGAAAAGACAAGATGGAAGGATATCTTGCCAGAGCCAGACACGTGAAGAAACAAAAATTCATGGAAGTGATTAGCAAGCCTAAATGCCAGTACTGTTGGAGCCTCATAAGAGGCTACCACGCTGATGCAGATAGGCACTTCGGCAAGCGGCTTACAGCTGCCGCCGGAGGCCGTTACGCACCCTTGGATAGTCACGACGTTCAGGTAACTGGGTTCTTCGGCAGATGCCCAATTTGTTCCATGAACTGTGTAGAGGACCGCACCCAAGCACGCGTATGCCTAGCCGCTTATGGCTTGGGCGCACGCACTTTCGAAACCCTCGATCGCCTGGAAGGCCCCAACTCCAACAAGCCCAGTCACGTCTGGGCTAACCTTAGAATCCGCATGAACAAGGATCGCAAGGCAGCCGGCGACAAATACACTAGGCCGGCAGCCAAAGCGTACACACAGATGCAAGAAGCATTGGACGACATGCTGGGTGACTTCTACGACAACGTTGCAGAAAATATGCACTCCCAAACAATCGATCGCCTAACAGGCATGGACAGTGGGGAAGTAGGTATGTCAGACGGAGGTTCAAACACCGCCAAAGAGCTGCGTGCAGAGATCATGGGCAAAGCCGTAAGGAACAGCCC